GTCTTTTTCTAGACCACCTAAGTCCATAAGACCACCCTCTTGTTTTTGATTTAATGAAGATAAATAATTAGTTATTTGATCTGCTGTAGCGCCTGCTTCTATGCCGTCTAGTTTCGTATGGTCTGCGTCAGTAAAGACGTTAGAGTCAGTAGCGGACTCAACCAGTGTACGAATCTCTGCGGCTGTTTGGTCAGCAGTAGCACCAGCCTCAATACCGTCCAGCTTAGTGCCGTCAGTAGCTACGTCACGTCCGTCTACAGTACCGCCTACAGTAATGTTGCCTGTAGCAGAAACAGTGGTGAATGATCCTGCTGCTGCAGTAGTGCCACCAATGACAGTACCGTCAATAGTACCACCGTCAATGTCTGGAGTGTTTACGTCAGGAGACGTGAGAGTCTTATTAGTCAGCGTCTGAGTGCCAGTCAGTGTGGCAACGGTAGAGTCAATAGCAAAGGTAACAGCATTACCTGAGCCAGACGTATCAATACCAGTGCCGCCTGTAAAAGTCAGTAATTCAGAGTCCAAGTCAATACTAAGCGCACCACCAGTGTCAGCTTGGAAGTCTAGGTCTTGTGCAGTAACTTGTGAGTCAACGTACGCTTTTACGGACTGCTGTGTAGGAACTAAGTTGACACTGTCGGACGACATATCATCTTCGTCAACAAATCCAGTAATGCTAATAGTTCCGTCGGAAATAGTTTCGTAGGTCAGGGTTCCGGTAAACGTAGGCCCTGCAATATCTGCTTTGGTTGCGATAGCAGTAGAGATCGCGTCAAACTCTGTTTCAAACTCAGTTCCGCGAATAATCTTACCAGAGTCGCCTGTCGGTAATGAGTCTTTAGCCCCAAAGTCTGTAGTCTTAGTGTAGTTCGACATCGGAAAGTCCTATTGCAGAAAACGGAGGGAAAGGAAAAAGGGGCCATTGCTGACCCCTTAGTGGACTTACTCGTCGCAAACTGCGAGGATAAAGCCAGCTTCTGGACGGTATGTTTCTACACCGTACAGAGTGTCCGAAGTGAACAGTGTTGACAGGTATTCCTGCTTGTACTGTGTCTGTGACCGGACAGCCATTTGCTCTGCCATAACGAGAGCGTCAGAGTGGAAGAACAAGCAACCACGAGTGTCGTCAGTAGAAGCACTGTTCTGACCTGATGCTTCGATTACTGGAGCATTGCTTGAAACGTAGATGTCTACGCCGTAGAGGTTACCGATAAGGCCAGACTCTACACCACGACCACCAACAAAGTCAGAAGACACGTAACGCTCAATGCCCATCAAAGACTTACGTACTGCAGGTGGAACTACGAGGCAACGACCTTCCATAGGTACGTCAGCATCGTCCATCAGCTTAATAGCTTCACGGAAACCAAGGTCAGTGAAGTTGTCGCCTGAAGTTACAGTGTCAACAGCGTAAGCAGCAAGGCCAGCAGCAGCATTAAAGTAATAGCTGTTGCTGTTAACCCAGTTAGCACCAGTGTTAGCTGGAGACTGAGTACGAGTACCGTCACCGAAGCCAGTAGCAGCATTGATAAGATCAGTGTCTACCTTAAGAGCAAGCTGGTAGCCAGCGTCTTCAGTGTAGAACTGACGGAGGCTGTTGAGAGCCTGTACTTCTACGATATCTTCGATAAGACGTGAGTACTCGAAGTGACGGTCAACAGTGACAGTCAACTCAGACTCAAGGTTTGCTTGGATTGTTACCGCAGTTGATTCCGCCTTAGCAGAAGCTGAACCACGAGTAGGCTTAGGGATGTGGATTACATCGCCTTTCTTGCCAGACATTTGAATGCGCTTGACAAGAGGAGCCATCTTGAGGTTCTTTTGATATGCAGCAATAATCTCATCACTCCAGATTTCTGGAATGAAAGTACCTGCTGCTGTTTTGTCTACTACAGCATTTGCTGTAAAGTAGGTTCCGGAAGTTTCGCCAGCCATGATTAATCTCCTTTAGATTATTTGACCCGACCCTCCGCGTATGCTGTCAGTATTTCGTCTGACAATGCTTGGTAACGCTCAGGGTCTGTTTTCATTAGTTTAATAATGTCGGACCTGCGATATACTTTTTTACGCGCTCCTGCACTACTGCCTCGTGCGTTACCTGTATTAGCTGCCTTAAGTGTCTGCTTACGTGCCTGTTTTTCAACTTGGGCAGTTTGCTGTGCAACTGTTTTACGTTCTTTCCAGAGTGTAAACAGTTCATCAGCAGAGTCAGCGTCGTACTGTTGGTCAGCTGCTACAAACAACTGAGTCCTAATCTTAGATGCCTTAATCCATTCTGCAAACTTAGGATCACTAAGAATTGTTTGCATATCTGGATGTTTAGTTTGAAGCGTAGCAAGTGACGACTGTTTTTTGTACTGCTCAGTGTATTGCTGTGCTTCTCTAATTTTAGGATGATTCTCAATAGCACGATTAACAGCTGCTTGAGGATCTGTAAAATAGTCGATATCGTCTTCAGGCTCAACGTGTTGCTGTTGAGGTGCTGGTTCGGGTGTTTGACTAGCAATGTAATCATCCACCACTTTACGAAGTTCACCTACTTCAGAAGACTGACGACCTAAAAGCTTTTCAGCTTCTTGGTGCATTTGTACAACTTCTTCTAAAGACTTACCTTGATACTTTTCTGGTACTTTAGGTTCTTCTGGTTGAGGTTGCTCAACTTCTGCTGTTGCTTCTTGTTGAATCTCTTCTACTTCGTTTTGTTCGATTTGATCCGCGTTTTCCTCTTCAGGACGGGGATCTAGAATCGTTGCTCTAGACATAATTAAGCTCCGTGATCGTTATCATTATGGAGATGTTATTGTTTACCTGCTTTTTCGTGCTCTTTAACCCACTTCATATGAGCGCCGGGGAATGAACCATCAGCGCCATTTAAGTGAAAAGACGGGGCAGATACCATACGTGTAGCATTCGCGCCACAACCGCACCTACTGGTTGTAACGTTACTCTCTACCATTTCTTCAAAAACGTGTCCGTTAGTACAACGGAAGTCATATATCTTATACATCTACGGGTTCTTCAGCCTCTGCTTCTGCTTGATCACGAGCAGCTTCA